ATGTTTGGAAACTCAAAAGAATATCAAGAGATAAAGAAGCTATATGAAGAAAAAGTTTCTAAACCAGAGCAACTTGATGAAAAACCAAAAAATATATTAGATTTATCTGGTGCACTTAATCGTATTAAAAAAACTGGTGCGAAAAATACTTTAGAGTTATCAATGCCATCTACTATAAAGAAGGATACAACTCCACCACCAGAGGAGAAGAAAGTAACAACAACAACACAACCATCTCCAAGACTTAAGGCAGATATAACAACAAATCAGAGACAATCAAGAGCACTTGCTGCTGATGATAAGAATGTTAAATTAAATAAATTTAGTAGAACACAAAGATATGCTGCAGATGCTAAAGGTGTAAAACTTGTGCCTGGTGCAAAAGAAGGTCAAACAGTAAACCGTTCAACCGTCCAGACAAAAGCAGCGTTTGATTTTGGTGGTATTAAGAAGGGTGAAAGACTTGGTGTGATGACTAGAAATCAAAGAAGAAAATATGATTTAATGGCAGCACAGAGAGCGAAGAAGGATACAACTCCACCACCAGAAACTAAAACTACAACTCCACCACCAGAAACTAAAACTACAACTCCACCACCAGAGGAGAAGAAAGTAACAACAAAGATAATTCCAAAACCAAATACTGGAACTGATACTGAGACAAAAACAAATAAGATAATTCCAAAACCAAATACTGGAACTGATACTAAAAAGAAATCGGGAAATATTCTTGACAAATCAGGATTACCTAATAGAAGATCATTTATTCCATTAAATCGAAAAGATGCAAAAAATTCTAATGCATCAGAAAAGGAGGAGAAATTGAAAAAGGCAAAACAAACTATAGAAAAATCAGTGAAGGAAGAATCAACATTAATTCAACAGGTTAAGGTGAAACAACCTGGTGTGACTTTAGATGGAGGTAAAACATATTTTGACCCTAGAGATGGTAAACCAATTAAGATGCCTAAGAAGAAAAAACCATCTTCACCAACTTCAGGAGGTAAGACATCAATAGTTGGGGGTGGAGGTAGAGCACCAGGAAGGGTAAAGCCAGCGATGTCAGAGGGACTTGATGATGCGAAAGAATTAGCTATGAAAGGAGTTAAAAAAAGTGTAAAAGCTGTTGCTAACAAAGCAGGTTCAATAGGTAAAATGGTTAAAAATACTGCAGTTAAAGTTGCTAAAGAGGTAAAGAAAGGTTATGATGCTCAAGAAGAGTATACTCCTTATGATATAGTTCTTGAATACTTGCTATCATCAGAACAAGCTGCTACAATAGAAGAGGCAAACTATATTATGACAGAAATGGATGCCAAAACAATTCAAGACATTGTAGCACAGCAACTGAATGAGCAAAATTGAATTTTCGTTAGAACTACTTCGTAATGAGATCAAAAAAATCATAAACGAAGTTCTTGATGAACGTGAAAAAAAGAAAAAGATGGACGGTCCTTACGACGTTCCAGAGGAATATTGGTAGAAAAGTCTTATAAATAGAGTGCCATACGATACTCTATGATCTCAAAATACGACAAACTTTCTATCCAACGTAATCCATTTAGAGAATACTCTAAACCAATCCAACACAAATATAATAACACAAAATACTCTCAGCTTAGAATTTATTTTAAGTGTGAGAGTTTTTACTTTAAGGAACTTGAGGCTCGAAAGGGTTCTCAGGGGGAGGAGACGGCCACGTAACTGGTTGCTTAACTATCATTGTTCCTTCAACCACTCTCTCTATTACATTATTACTATCCGTCAATAACATCTCATAAAAATATTTACCTGGCACTATCAGTGCTGATTGATCATCAGTTAATGATATTCTAACTTTACCTAATAAACGATTTGGGAATGATAGATTGAATGATTGAGACTTCATGGTGTTTTGCTGTATTTGTCTCTTAAATCTGCAAGTGCCAGTAAATCCTGTTAAGTTCTTTGCACTATTTGATTGATTGTCTTCAAGTAAAAAAGTTTGCTCAAAGTCAGTATGCGTATATATGATTAGATTAGTGCTAAAAACTGCCATATTTCTTTTTGATTATTTAGATAGGTTGACCATATCCATACAAGTAGGTAGCATTTGTTGTCACTCCTGCCCGAACATTTACAGTTCCTTCGACTGCTATGAACTTGAAACCACTAGGTCTTACTAAAAGTAAATCCCAAACGTATCTACCTGGTCTAAATTTTTCATTAATAGTGCTTGCAATTGATACATTCACAAGACCATCTGCTGCACTTGTAAATCCGACTTGGATATCTGCGAATTGATAATGTGCTGCTGTCTTTCTAATTTGAGACTGAGCAGTGAATCCTGTTAAATCGACAACTCCTGTGCCATCAGCACTGAATAGTGTTATGTCTTCACTAAATGTTTCACCACCATTGATCGTTAAATTTTTTACGTAAACAGTCATCTATCACAATCTTTATGAATATTTAGGATATATACATATAAAGATACTTATGAACGAATGGGTGAAGCAGATTATGAAAACCCCTGGCACTACAAAGGTACAACTTTCACTTCTGACGATATTGGCGATTTCTTCGGTTACGTCTACTGTATTACAAATATCCAATCGGGTAGACAATACATTGGAAGAAAGTATTTCTATCAGAAACGAAAACCTAAAGGAGGCAAGCGACGTATTACGTCAGAGTCTGACTGGAAGCGGTATTACGGAAGCTCTGATGAACTTAAACGGGACGTTAAAGAAATTGGTAAAGACAAATTTAGAAGAGAAATAATATCATTACATAAAACATTAGGTAAAGTGAACTACGAGGAGACTAAACAACTGTTCCTTCATAACGTATTAATGGAGTCGCTTGACGATGGGACACCAATGTATTATAATAGTAATATTCTTGGACGATATATGAAAAAAGATTATGGCAACTTCAAGTAATGCAGTTCGTGACTCCTACTATTGGGCATTAGATCGAATCAAAACATTAACGAAGGATGTTAAAGTGAAAAACAATCACTATGATTTTCGTTGCGTCGAAGATGCAACCGCTATTAGTCAAGAATTTGAAGAGTGGTTAGAAGCAAAAGATCGTAACAATGCCGATGATGTCGATGTAATCTTCTTAGAATACATTGGCGAGGGTAGTGATTACGACTAAATAATTTCGTTAGTAAAAAACTATGCTACAAAAAATCGTAAATGGAATCGCTATTGTTAGTGGTGTTGTATCTCTCACCGTCGTGGGTACTGTTGGTTATGTATATGTTCGCAAGGATGCAATCATCGAGAACGTTAAGGGTAAAATACTAGAATCTGTTTTACCTGCAGGACTTGGTGGAGCAGTCGGTGGAGCAGCACTACCATCATTACCATCACCATCAGTTGATGCACCTGCTACAGGTATAGGAGTGCCATCATTCTAATATGGCAACATTAATACCTCTTGCAGTCGTAGCAATTGCTGGACCAGCAATTATTGCTTTAATCTTTTATCGCAGTAAACAGGGTTAAAGTGGCTATATAAATTATAGACACTCTAATCTAATGGCAGAAGAAGCAAAGAAAAAACCACAAGGTCCTTTAGGAAGACTCAAGGAACTTGCAACAGATAAAGAAGAACAACTTGAACTACTAAGTGTATTAGTAAGGATAGTTGTTCTTTTTTGGTCAGGAGCGATACTATCATTAAACTACGTTACTATTCCTAACTACGAAAAAGATAAGATCGATCCAACTTTCATAGCTTCGGTTTTTACGGGGGTCCTAGCTACCTTCGGAATTGAGACTGCCAAGAAGAGAGGAGATGGCACAATGAAAGTCGGTGGAGGTAGTGGTCCTGGTGGAGCAGTATCGAAGCAAGATATGGAAAAGTTGATTGAGAAAGCAACTCAAGCAGCACCTGCTCAAACAATACGAATTGAACAGGCACCACTTGTATTATCACCACAACCCCCTGCACCAAAAAAAGATGACAAAGCATAGGGTATGGAAAACATTAAATGGTCTAAATGGGCAGCACTAGGATTAGGTAGTATAATCGGAGTGTCTCACGTTGGAATGATCGGTTTATTATCCAATCGTGAAAGTAAACTACCTAGTATTAATGTACCTGTCGGACCTTATACATCATATAACGCAGAAGTTGGAAGAGATGGATATAGAATAAGTTATCGGGCAAATGACCCTAAAGTGATGCGTGTGGAAAGGGATATCAAAAAGAAAGGTGGCTTTCTGGGGTTGGCTAACAACACTGAAAAAATCACTGAACAATACACGATGGACGGTTCATTTCACACAAAACCAATTACAACAACAATCACAAACCAAAACTCCAAGTCCGAAGCTTGCATCAAAGCAGTCGGAGGAGCAGAGCAAACAGGCAGGTTGGTTGGTTCCAGCGTTGGTGCTAGTGTTGCTCCTTCCGTTGCTTCTATTCCTATTATTGGTTGGGTGGCTGCTGGTTGGGTAACAATGTTCTCTGGTAATCAGGGTGCAGAAATCGGTGGTGGAATGGCAGAAGACTTGAACAAGAACTGTTGACTTAATAAATTATTGTGATAGAATACAACTATGGAAAATCATAGAAAAACATTGCGTATGCTACTCAAGGAGAGGGCATATAAGCACGGAGAATTTACTTTATCATCTGGTAAAGTATCAGAGCATTATATCAATTGTAAACCTGTTACCCTATCTTGTGAAGGTAATGCACTATGTTCACATTTAATGATAGAGCACGTTGAGGATGAATCTGTGGCAGTTGGTGGACTAACACTTGGTGCTGACCCATTAGTATGTGGTATTGCACAGAAGGCATATTATTCTGGAAAACATATTGATGCCCTTATTGTAAGAAAGAATCCAAAAGGATATGGAACAAAAGAGGTTATTGAAGGCAATAAACCACCTAAAGGTTCAGTTGTTACTGTTTTAGAAGATGTGACCACAACTGGTAGTAGTGCAATCAAGGCAGTTAACGTATTAAGAAACGCAGGTTATATTGTAAATCGTGTTGTTGCAATCGTAGATCGTCAAGAAAATCATAAGGTTTGGGAGAATAATGAACTTGAATTTATCTCATTGTTTACATTAGAAGATATAGTCAAGTAAAGGTGTGGGAGTCCACACATTAGTGCGTAATTATACCTAGTTTGATATACTATATAATATGTACTGGAGTTGAAAAGAATCATGTCCCACTACACACTAGCTTGGCACGATCAAAAAGATATCGAGCACCACATCTGTGAATATGCAGACGATGCATTTGAAGCAGTAGCTCACGCAAGAGAGGATGTCCCGTTTCTACAGGAGCATCCTTTTTCTTTATATGAAATACTTAAAGAGGAATCATGAAAGACATACCAATAAAATCATCAGTTATTATTTTAGGAATAATTACATTTGCTATCGTAGTAATTCCTAGATTTGCATACGTATAACTTGCACTTTCTTACATAGGGTGTTATAATATGATTATTCACGCAGCAGTGTATCTTACTATGCTTACACTACTGGTTTTGGCATTTGGATTTTTTGACCCATGAATGATGACTTAAAAAGAATCGCTGATAGTCTTGAAAAGATTGCAACGATTTTAGAGAGCAATGTGCATATAAATATTGATCACGGACATATCGAGCACATCGATCATTTAGACCATGCCACCATTGATAATGGTGATATTAATACACACCCTAAAACTTTTTAATGGAAAAACCATACGACGATTCTAATTGGCGAGAGGAATATAAAAGTTATACAAGTAATAAAAGATTTCTTGAACTCTTGGAGAATGGAGCTCATAGTTTATCGCAGGCTTGGATATTAGGAGCATTATATAGTGATTGGAAAAAGAAAAAAGGTTATAATAAGTTAGACCCAAAAGAGAATACGGGTCAATGTCAATCATCTCTACAAGAATTTTTCTCAAGATATAAAGACCAAGGCATATAAATAATCCACTTGCAGAGATAAATATGGGAGCAATGACCCCACCGAGTCGGAAGAGTTGTTATAACTTCCGAGTGATTGAAATCAACAGAGTTGTTGACGGTGATACAATTGATGTTACGATAGATTTAGGTTTTGACCTATACAAAAAGGAGAGGGTACGTGTTGCAGGAGTTGACACACCTGAGAAGAGAACTAGAGATTTGGAGGAGAAGGCACTTGGAATCGACGCTACTAACTGGATTAAAAAAGAATTGGAAGGGGCTATTGACGGTGACGATGATCTTATTATTCGGACTGAACTTGATGGTGGAGTCGGAAAGTATGGCCGTCTTCTTGGTTGGTTGTATATTGGGGACGGGACTGTTTCGCTCAATGAAAAAATGATTGGCGAAGGATATGCGTGGCCATATGATGGTGGCACAAAACAAAAAAACTTCGATGAACTACGAGATATTCGTAGATCTCGTGGTACACTTACGGAGGAAAACTAATGAAACTTGGAAAAACATTCACTAAAATTAAAGATTGGGATAAAAAGAAAGCAAAGTGGTTCCAAGACAAATTTAAGTTAACAGATTATCAGATGCTTTGCATCTCATTCGCTAAAGGATTTATTATTGGTGCTATTTTATTATGATTTTTTCGGTATTGAATGTTGTTGAAGCATGGAATGAAATCTCTTGGGGAGAGGCAATTCCTTTCATATTAGTTCTTATAGGTCTTTACTGGGTAAAGGTAAAGATAGATTCCACTGTTGGTATTAATAAGAAACAAGCAAA